CATTATGGATTGATTGACTCAAGCAGTCAACACGCATCCAACCGTCTTGGGTCATCACCCGGTGCTCTGCCGTGGCCAGCAATCCGTTGACGCTCCAAACTTCTTTAAGCCCGTTGTCATGCACGGCAGTCACCCGCCTCGATCCGGCGGGGGTCATCACCATGTCACCCACCTGCACGTCCTTGATCGCTTTCGTGCCGACAATCATCTGCACTTGGGTCAAGCTATCAACACATGCGTCCACCAAATCATCATGGGTCGTCTCGGGAAACGAGCAGATCTGGCTGACAAAGCCCTCGGCCCAGTCCTTGACGTAGCCCTTGCGGTGATCCGACTCGGGGATCCACACCCGGCCCCGGGCAATGATGTTGCTGACAATGTTCAGCCGCTGCATCTTGTCCGCCCTGCCCGGGTTGTAGGCCCGGACCGGCAGGTGGGCACGCTGGAGGTCTTGGATCAGGGAGATCCCGGCGCTCTTGTCCTCGATCAGCAGCAGGTCAACCCGCTTGCGGTCCTTGCCCTCTCCGAAGACGGTCTCGTACTCCTCGATGACCTTTGGCCGCAGGTCGGGGTACATCATGCGCTCCTGCCAGCAGTCAATCACCATGGCCGCCATAGGGCCATCCTGTGGCTTGAAGCAGCCAAACGTGATGCAGGCGGTCGGGTCGTTCTGCGCCTTCTCGCTGGTGGCAACGTCGTAGGACTGCAGGATGTACTCAAACTTGGGGAACGGCCGGCCGGCAGGCCAGAGCTTGAACATGTCCCGCTTGACGATCCCACCCTCCTCCGGGTCAATAATCTCGGCGTAGATCTCCTGTCGGCCAAGTGTGGTGCCCTCGTAGCTCAAAATCTGCTTGCGGAAGTTCTCCGACAGGTTGGCCAGATTGGTGTAGGTCGAGGCGGTGGTCATCACCACATCGCTGCCCTCCCGGCCTATCAGCTCGATGATCAAGTCTTTAGGGCGGGGCGTGGTGGTGCAGATCATCCGGGTGCGCTTGCCCAGCCGCATGCCGAACTGAATCTGGTCCCACGCCTCTTGTATATAGTCCCACGCCGCCAGCTCGTCACAATTGTGGACAACAATGCCGTTGGCTATGAACTCGTGCTCACCCTCAACTGTCAGGTTGTACGTCAGCGTGTTGGGCAACCGTTCGACGCTTCTTACCGGGATTTGATTGAAGCGCCACTGCTTTTCGACAGCCGATTGAACAGAGCTTATGGCTTTCTCGAATTTGTTTGTACTCGCCCCCGCACTTAACGCAAGTGACTTGTTTGGGAAACTGGCGGTTGTCTCGCCACCTGTCCAAGCACGGCCTACAGCAGAACCTGCCAACCTTGTTGGCTGATAGTGAAACAAACTCTTTGTTGCATTGAATGCATTGACCAATCTTCGGTGTTCGCAAAGAGGCCAAAGTTTTTCGAGCAGCGTTCTTTTGAGCTTCGCTGTTTGTTGTCCCCATCTTGTGATGTCTCTGATGGTCCGACTTTGACATAAGAGCAAGATTTGAGACGTCGTTGTTTTTGACGTTGTGATCGACGTGATGGACAACAAAGCCTTTCGGAATTGGGCCATGCGCCCGCTCCCAGATGTACCTGTGGAAGTAGCCTCGGCGCTTGTTTTGGTAATGCCCGCTTGGCCTTTTATGCCAAGTGACTCCGTCGTAAATGACGCTCTCCATACAAAATCCCCTGCCTTGATGTTGCCAGCGGGAATCCACTGGTCACCAACAAGTATGGGGTGATCATCGGTTGTGGTCAATACTACCTCACCACAATCGATTGATACCAAGCCAGCGGGATTGCCAGATACGCCAGAAGCCACCACTTTACGAGGGCCATAACGGGTCATGACCGAATCGCCGGGCCGCACAAATTCAATTGCTATCTCGCTCCCATCTGGCAACGCAATCATGGCATTTGGTGGGATACACCAGCCCCCGTGGAATTGTGGACCCCGGAAGCGCTCAGGCTCATATGCGGGTATACCCTTAATCAGACTGCCGTTGTGCAGACGAAGCTCGTGCGCGGTCTTGTTGTAGTCAGCCACCAATGACTTGGGGATCACCGCCAGCAGGCCGGAGTCGCCCTCGAAGCACGTCCCCCGGACGTCAGCCGAGGTAGGTGCAGCTACCAGCCAGCGGGTGCCGGGCTGCTCATAAGCCCACCAAGCTATCTGCTCGGCAGCCGTGCGGGTCTTGCCAGCTCCACGTCCAGCCAGCATCAGCCAGATGGACCACCAGTCTCCGGGCGGCAAAATCTGGTGCTTGTGCTGGGTAGCGAACCAGCTCATCCTCCACGCCCACGCCAATCGGTACTCGGGGCTTGCAGCCGCTAGGTGCCTCTGGACCTCCGGGTCCGAGACGATCTCCGCGATGTCACTCATTAGCCGAGACTTGCCGTTTCAACTCCGCGTTCTTCATGATCGTCGCGAGGAAGTTGTCGGCCTCCACCTGCGCCTCAATCTTGATAGGATTGTTGGGGTCGCCGGCCAGCTCAAGTTTGTCGCCGTACTTTTTAGGCTTGAGCTTCATGGCCGTCCACTTGCGGGCCTCGATGCGCTGTTTCTGGTAGGCCACGTACCCTGAGTCAATCTTGATGTCAATCACCTCACCGTGCTTGTTTAGCACCTCCACAGTCTCGGGCGACTCGTCAGCGATACCAATAATCTCGTCGGCCAGCGTGTCGGCCTGTTCTTCGCGTGCGCGTATGTATTTGTCGCAGAACAAGGGCTGCTCCAGCAACCACCGGTACACAGTCGCCCTGTCTGGCATTCCCTCAGTCTTCACAATTTCCTGCAAGCTCTCACCCTCTGACAGCCTGATGCAGATGAAGTCAGCTATATGTGTGGTGTAGGTTGACTTGCTTGTCCTCTGAGGAGCGCTGACAGGCTGCTTGGCTACCTTACCCTTGGCTTTAGGCTTTTGGGCTGCTGTAGCCCGTTTTGATGGCTTTGCGGCGGTTTCTGGCATGACCTTAATCCTCGTCCGTTAATTTGGGCGTATCGTACCTGATACTTGGTGATTTGTAATCGCTTGGTGTAAAGTGGCAGAACACATTGGCAAAGGCGTTGCCCTCTAGCGGTACTGGTCTGCCGTGCTTCAGGCGGGCGGACTCGTAGAAGACCATCTCGCCGGGTGTCATCAGGATCTGGTGCGGCTCGTAGGCGTGGTCCTCGATTATCAGTGGCCAGTCCTCGCGCACGTCCTGATCAATGTTGATGATGGCACCGAAGATGTGGGTCTCTATCCTGTCCCGGTGGGGCTTGAGCACCGCCTTGTCCTTGTACACACGAATGCCGTACACGTAGGTTGGGTCTACGGCCTTGTCGCTCCATGTTGCCACCAATGGGCTCAGGGTGTCTTGGATCTCTTTGCGGAGCGCGTCCGGCAGCTCAATGGTCGTGCTTGGTTTACTCGAGGACACGCCCGAGATAAAACCCTCGACGTGCTCATCTTTCTCAGTGTTTTTGTTCTCGTTGTAAAAACGCAACATTTTGTCAAACAGTGGCTTGGGCACGGGGAACTTCTGAAACCCTTGGCGGGTGTAATTTGGCAGAAACTCGTGCGGTGCTCTGTGCGGGTTCAGCAGCCTGTCTAACGGCACGCTCGGTGTGTAACCGATCTCTTGCCGTATTGACTCGTACCCGAAGCCATGCCGCAGGAGTATTCCGAAGACGACGTCCGGCTTTACACCGGCGGCCGTGTTGGTTTTGATCCATGCGGTCCAATCCGGGCTGAAGGTCACATAGATCTCCGGATCAATCCCCGGGCTGCTCGCCGTCCTCGGCCTTGTACTGCTCGATCTTGGCTCCGGCCGTGAGCTGGGTTACCAGATCATCTTGAGTCGCTACTCGGACCGTGAAGGTGCTGTTGGCGACGTAACTCAGGGCCTGCTGGCGCAGGTTGGCTTTGACTAGTCGCGCGCCTTGGGCACTGTTGACGATGTAAATTCGTTCTGCCATTTTCTCTCTCCGTATTGTTTGATGTAACCGATTCGCTTTCAATTCGTTAAAACAGGTCAGGGAGCAAGCAGATAACCACCACAAACCCGATAAACATTATAGCAATCAGGACTTTTTCGGTCAATGATTCCTTCATATGTTGCTCTTCTTCAGCTTGGCTTCAATGGATCGGGCAAATTCCATCAGTGCACCATCGTGGTCGGCGGGGATGCTGCTGGGCATCAGGTTCAATATTGTGCTGGCAGTCAGCCCTACCCACGGGCGCTGTGCTGCGGGTGGGGTGGCAAAGTGATCAGCCAATTCCCGCGCCCGGTGTTTATTGATGCCCTCTCGGACTAGGGTAACCACCACCACGTCGCGCCACTGGGTTGGCTCCTGCTCTGGCTGTGCTGACTTTTTAGCTACCCACGCAAGTCCAGTGTATGTCGGCTCGTACACGTAGCCAAGTGACTTTAG